CTGCCAGATGGTCCACGCCGCGCTGGTGTCGGCGTCGTTGCCGAACCGGAAGCCGGTCACGGTGAGCCGCTCGGCCACGGCGTTGGCGATCACTTCGCACCAGTTGGCGTTGCTCTCGGCCAGGAAGGTGCGGAAGGTTTCGCGCTCGGCGGTGTCCATCAGCGCGATGATCCCGGCCTCGTTGTCGTAGTACCGCTGGAAGAACAGGGCGGTGGCCGCCTGCTCGTCCAGCTGGATCGACGCCGCTTGGCGCAGGTTGTTCAGCTCATCGAGTTCCAACGGCCTGCCCTCCTTAGAAGCCTGCTGCCGCGTAGTCGGGTGCGGCAGCGTGCCGGATGGCGCGGTCCAGCGCCATGATCCCGGCCACGATGCTGTCGATTTTGTCAGCCGAACGGGCCTTGTCTGGTTTCAGGTTGCCCGAGGGGTCGGTGCGGACCATCAGGTTGCCCGCCTGCCAGCGGACCACGGGGTTGCCGCCGTGCCGGTAGCCGCCCGAGGCCACCAGCCGCAGCAGCTCCTTGGTCGGCCCCGACATGGCGGCGAACCCTTGGCCGGTCTGGAGCAGCGGGAAGCCTTCGTCCAGCAGCTCGCTCGACAGTTGGGTGGCGCCCCATCGGTCGTAGGCGATTTCCTCCAGCTGGTAGGTCTCGGCGTCGGCGCGCAGCTGCACCTTGATGGCCTCGTAGTCGATCACGTCGCCTTCGGTGATCTGCACCAGCCCGGCCGCGGCCCACGTGCTGAACCGGCCGCCTGTGCGGCGGTCCAGCTGGCCTACCTGCGCGGCCGGTGCGAACACCCGCCAGAGCACGTCGTGGCCGCCGTCGCCATCGGGGAAGTCCAGGGCGTAGCTGGCCAGGTCGATGGTGGACGCCAGGTCGAGGCCTGCGTAGCACTGGCGGCCGGCCAGATTCTCCAGCTGGGCCGGTGCGGCATCCCACACGCCGAGGTCCAGCGCGCGGCCACCCGCGGCGCTCTGCTGGTTCAGCCGGTACTGGCGGAAGGCGCGCTCGGCGGCCGGGTTCTTGACGGCCTTGGTGAACTCGCCGCGCAGGATGCGCAGGTCCAGGTAATCACCGAGGGCGGGGTTGGCCAGGTGCCAGGTGGCTTCGTCGGTCCAGTCGGCGTCTTGCGGCACGGCGTGCAGCACCACCAGCCGCGCGTGGTCCAGCTCGGGGTCCTCGGCCACCTGCTCGGACCATTCGCGCTCTTGCGCGGCGAACCCGGACGGGTCGTTGTCGGCCGTGGTGGCCAGGATCAGGAGCGGCTGCGCGCGGGTGCCGAAGCCGGTTCGGATGGCGTCGTACAAGTCGCGCGATGGCTGCGTCAGCAGCTCGTCGATGTAGGCCGCGGACGGGCCGGTGCCCAGCGCGCCGAGCGCGTCCCCGGCCGCCACGCCGAAGAACGAGCCGGTTTCCTCGAACGTGATCCGCTTGGCGCCGCGCACCACGCGCAGGCGCCGCCGCAGCACGGGCGACAGCTGCACCATGCGCGCCGCCGCGGTGTAGGCGAGCCCGGCCTGGTCCTTATCCAAGGCGAGGCCGTAAATCTCGGCGGCCTCCTCGCCATCGGCGGCCAGCAGGTACAGCACCAGCCCGCCCACCAGTTCGGTTTTCCCGTTCTTGCGGCCGGTGGACAGGTATAGCTCGCGGTACCTGCGCACGTACCTGGCCCAGCCGGGGTCCCACTCCACGGTGCCGAGCAGCGGCCTGACAATCTCGTCGCGCTCCCAGTCGGCCAGCGTGAACGGGCGGCCTGACCAGTCACCTTTCGTGTGGACCAGCAGCTCACCGAAGAACGCCTCGGCGTGCGCGGCGCGCGGCAGGCACAGGTGCTCGCCGCGGCGCCTGCACTCCACGCCGTCGAACGCCTTGCCGCACGGTGGGAACCGGCGCCTGTCCGTGCCGGTCATGCCGTCATAGTGCCAGGCCAGCCCCGAGCCGCGGAAGGAACCACCCACGGACCCACGCGGCACGGGGCCGGTTGGTATCAGGGTATCCGTGACACCGTTCGAGCTGGTGTGTTCGAATTTGTCAAAGAACCTCGGGATTCACGCAATAAGACGGCATGATTACACGCTGTACCAATTGCTGGTGTTTACAGCGCAGGCAGCCACCGGAGGCCGGTGGCCGGGAGGCGGGAGTACCGCCTCGCCTGGCTGTGGCACCAGCACCCACCCGGCCGCGGGACCAGCTCGCGGCCCAGCTCAGAAGGAGCCACCCTAATGGCCGCCAACACACCCGCCAAGCCCGCCACCATCCCCGTGCGCCTCAGCGTGCTCGTGCAAGTGGACCCCGACAAGTGGACCGCCACGGCCGAGGCCGCAGCGCCCACCGTTGACGAGGCCGCCGTGCTCGCTGGCCTGACCGCCGCGGGTATCGACCCCGAGGCCGCCAAGGCGATGGTGGCGCAGCTGACCGCACCCGCGGCAGCGGCCACCGGCCCGAGCGCGGTGCGCACCGAGATGCGCGCCTACATGCTGGCCGCCGTGGCCGGCCTGGACCGCATCAAGGCCAGCGGCGCCACCGTTGTGGACGCCGACCGGCAGCCCGCCAAGGCTGCCAAGTAACCCACCCATAGCGGCGCCGCGCCATCAGGCTGCGGCGCCGCTGGCATCAGGAAGGAACCACCCACATGCCAGCACGCCACTCGTGGCCGGTGCGATACCTGCCCGACCACACCAGCACGCCACCGGCCAGCTACGAGGCCGTCACCCGCACCGAGCACGCCATCGCGTTCCGGCTGGAGGCCAGGTTTGACCCGGCCATGCCGAACCACGCGCTGCCCGGCTCGGTGACCGCCACCAGCTGGTGGTGCATCCCGGTCGGCGCCGAGCCTGCCGCGGTGCCTGCGCTGATCACCTACACGCGCGCCGCGCCACGCGGCGAGCAGTTTGAGGTTGGCGGCCAGCGGTTCGCCCAGCTGGGCGAGGCGATGGAGGCCGCCGTATGGTAACCGACGACCCGCGCGCTGGCCTTGGCCCGCGCCATCCCGAGGACCCCGGCGACAGCCCCGAGCTGGTGACGGCCACGTTCACCATCAACGGCACCCGGACCAATCCCTTCGCCCGGTGGGGCCTGCGCGCCAACCCGTTCCCGTCCACCGGCATCCACGAGCTGGCCGCTGGCGAGCGGCAGCTGGCCAGCCTCGGCGGCGAGCCGGTGCTAGGCGAGGACGACATACGCGACCGGCTCCGCGGGTTCGACCCGGAGTTCGTGGAGCAGTGCATCCGTGCGTGGGTGCCTGGCCAGATCGTCCACGTGACCATCACGTTCCCGAGGCGGCGCGCATGAGCCCCGCCGACACCCGGCCGCCAGCCGAGGCGTACCGGCTGACCGTGACGGTGGCACTTGCCATCACACCGGCCGGGCTGGCCACCTACGCGCGGCGCCACGGCTTCGGTGACACCGCGGCCGAGCACGCCAAGGCCCTGGAGCACCTGGAGCGCCAGCTGCCGGGGTACGTGGACACCGGCCTGTACCGCACTCCCGACCTGGAGCCAGCCGTGTGGGCAGTGTCCGCGCGGGTGGCTGCCGCCTAGACCGGCGGCCCCCGGCCAGCGGTGCGGCCCCACACGCCAGCGAAACGCACCAGGCCGTGAACCGCGGCCGGGAGCCGCCTGCCAACCTAGCCGATACCTAGTTAGCGGCGCCGTTGCCACCAGCAGCGGCGCCGCTTGGGTCCTCGGGGAAGGCCACGGTCACGGCGCCGCACGCCTTGGCCGCCTTGCCTGGCGAGCCCTTACAGAACACCATCACGTCCTCGTGGATGCGGCCCAGCGTGCGCCGGGTGCGGAACTGGCGCGCAGCTGTGGACGCCAGCGACCACACGGGTGTGACGTGGACCGCGCCCGAGCAGTAGCCGCACCCGGCCGCGGCCATCGCGCGCACCGTGGCGCCGCGCAGGTCGCGCAGGAAACCGTCCTTGCCGCGGCTGTCGCCGGTCACCACGACCGCGAACCGATCGGGGCGCAGCGCGCGGCCGACCCCGGCCATGATCGTCATGTAGGCGTCCTCGAACGCCGCGGTGCCCATCGCGGACAGGTCGGTGGCGCCGCTGGAGTAGACCTCGGTGTCGTAGTACGGCGGGCAGGTGAACACCAGGTCGGCCGACTCGGCGGCCAGCTGCGGCGCCCACGTGGCGCTGTCGCCGGTATCCCACCGGCAGGTGCCGCCAGCAGCCACCCGCGGCAGCAGCTCCGCAGCCTGCGCCACGTTGGCCGCCACCTGCCGCGCTGACAGGTCGTTGCCGTGGTACGCGCGGCCGAGCAGCGCGGCCACGATGCCGCGCACCGACCCGCCAGCGAACGGGTCCACGATGGTGCCGCCGTCCGGGCAGAACCACCTGTAAGCCAGCTCGCACAGCACCGGGTCGAACACCGACACGCCGACGTTGGCGGCCTCCTCCGCGGCCAGCTCCTCCTTGGTGAGCTTGCGGCCGAGGATTTCCTCCTGCCTGGTGCGGGTGCCGTGCCGCTGCGCGTCCAGGCGCCGCCAGCCCCCTTGGTAGGCCGCGCGGTGCTCGCCGTCCTCGAACCGGCCGAGCTCGGATTTGATGCCGAGCGCCAGCCACCGCTTGCGCCGCTGCATCCACCAGCCGCGGCGCCCGTCGAGCACGTCCAGCGGAGCCACCAGGAATTGGTCGGCCAGCGTCGGCCCCGGCTCGTCCTTGCGCGACAGGTCGGTCACCAGCCGCATCAGCGCGGCGTCGGTGAAACCGCTACCGGCCAGGCCGCTGGGCGTCGGAATCATCTCGCGCAGCAGGGCCACCAGCCCGGCCTCGTTCCACCCGGCCAGGTCGCTGGCGCGGTTGTCCACGGCCATGATCTTCCGGGCGCGCTCCTCGGACACGTCGAGCACGAACGCGGGCAGCTCCTCCAGGCCGCTGGTGCGCGCGGCCTGCCAGCGGTGCGAGCCGACCAGTATGTTGCCGGTGGGCTTGTGGATGATGAGCGCGCCGTAGAAGTCGTTCTCCGCGATGCTCTCACCGATCACGGC